TTTGCAGCCCGCTCCGACTCTTCGCGATACACCTCAAGCCATGTTCTAAGCTCAGCGTTGATTCCATATTCATACCCTCTCTGTAATAGCCATTCGTGTACGCCCATAAGCCCTAAGCCTAGACGTCTGTTCTTCTGACGCACCTCATACACCTTCTTATAAGGTAGATCAGCCGTTAGTGTACCACATACAAGAAAACCAGCAGCAAGGCGCACCACGCTTCTGAAGGTATCAATGTCAGGACAGGCGCCCATGTTGATGCTGCCAAGGTTGCATACATCGCTATCATCCGCTGACGTAACCTCACAGCAAGCGTTCCTAAGTGTCTCATCTTCTTTGTCTCCGAAGTTAAAGCTAAATCCTGGTTCACCTGTCTGCATAGCTTGTCTACAGTTCTGTAGGAACGTCTCAGGCAGGAAGCCGTTGTTGATGTTGTCTAAGAACTTGTCGTCATAGTTCAAGCTAATGTTAGTCATGTCCAGAGGAGCAGGGAAGTTGAAGTTGTTCTGCTTAGCATCCCAGACTGTGACGTTCTTAGCTATCTCGATGCTGTGCCAATCCTTCGCGGCTAAGAACTCCTGAGCGTCCCCGTGCTGCCAGTTTAAGGAGGCGTATATGGCGCTGCGTCTTGAGCCACCCTGCATTACGTTTCGACCAATCTCGTTGATGCTGTTCATGAGTGGAATAGCGCCTGAGGCTGTTCCTCCAGTTCTGCCCAAGGGAGCGCCAGACGGACGGAGTATTGAATAGTCCACTCCAATCCCGCCGCCACTCATTAGACAGTCTGATGCGCGTTTGCAGATGTTTCCCCATTCTTCTCTGGTGTCCTCTTCAGCTTTAAGTAGGTAGCAGTTGTTGTAGAACGATGCTCTACGACCTGCGTAGTAAATGTAGCGGCCTCCTGGAAGGAATTGCATACCCGCTATCATCTTGGTCAGCTCTTCCGAGTCTTCCTTAGCCATTAGGTTAGTGGTGACGTCTGTGACGATGTCGGCTGCTTTCTCTTCCCAAGTCTGCTCAGGCGTTAGAGCGTACTTCTGCTTGAATATGTTCTCTGCGAATGTGCTTCTAAATGTCAAGAGCGATCTCCTTGTTGTGGTGCTGCATTGGTCTGCGTAGCCGGTGCAAACACCTTCTGTACAGGGGCTGCGAATATCTCGCATTGTATGTGTCGTGGTTGGTATTCTTCGCAGGCTGCTATGACTTCTTCGTAGCGCAGCTCCTTATCTGTGGGCGGGATAAAGACAACAGCGGCTACAAACACAGTCACTAATGCCCCCAAGATCGCTCCAATTGTAAATTCGTCCATCATAATTCTCCTAAGTTCAGTGTGATATAATGAGGGGCTTGAAACCTGTCGGTCATAACCCCGTCCATTTCCATCCTGGTTACTAGCTCCCTATTCCTACGCCAGATGTTTAAGTCTGCCATGCCTGCTGGGAAGTCGGCGCGTTTAGCCCTGTAAGTGATGTGGCAGAAGCCGTAAGCGTCGTAGTGAGTCTCTGTGGTGTTAGGCATACGGTACGGAGCATTGCTGATTGCGGCTTCTGTACAGTCTCCTAACGTCACAGCCATGACGATTAGCATAGTCTGTCCCCATGTCTCTAGGACTTCATAGATCATTATCGTTCCTGTATGTGTGCTTCACGATGGCAGTTAGCGCACAACAACGCGCATTTGTCCAGCTCTGCCGTTGTTTGCTCCCAAGGCTGAAACGTCAGCTTAGACACTTCAACGTCCTTCTGTGACGGGTCTAGGTGGTGGAAGTCGAAGACGCTAACAGGGAACTCCTGCTGACAGCTCCAACACTCACCGCCTAAGTAGTCAATGCACTGCTCCTTAAACTCCCTGCGGTACTGAGCGCTCCTGTTCTTGTTACATAGCTTACAAGAGCTAGACAGTCCCGACTTAGCTTTCTTGTCTGTGTTGAACTCGTCATTCTTCTTAAATTCCTGACAGCGTGAGCAATGCTTCATAGTTCTTCTCCAATCAACCTGTTTAAGTACCACTGCGCCTTCTCTAAGTCTTCCTTGCCGTTCTTGTACTGCCAACGGTGTGTGTATTTATGTACGTTGCCTAGTAAGTAACCCTTGAACTGCTCCTCCGTTAGTTGCTGTCTTAGGTAGTCAATGCACTCTACACCGCCTTTGTTGTAATGGTCTGGGCTGTTTACTGCGTCGGTCTGTGCCTCCTCAGACGCGCTCCAAGGCCAATCGTAAGTGTTTCCTCTCTCCTGTGAGGCTCTAAAGGCAGCGTCCCACTCTTCCGGTGTTGCGTCGTTTAGTGAGTTAGTCATCAACCTGCTCCTCTAGTTCGTCTGCTCTGTCTTCTATGCGATCTATGAACCTCTCTACTAAGTCTTCACTGTTAATCTCTAGTAGTTCCATTAGCAATATCTCGTCCAGCTTGATTAGTCGTTCTTGTATCTCCGTTAGTGTTAATGACATCTCCTACTCCTGGACTGTGTAGTAACTAATCACTGTGTCTAATGCGCTGAGGAGCTGCCTACGGTCTTCGTAGTCCTCGTGAGTGTACGGTGTAGACATCTCCTCCTGCTCTAGGCTCTCCCTGTCCTCTATAAGAGCCTCCGCCACTACCTCTTCGATCTGTTCCGCTGTTAGCTTCATGCTGTCACCTCGTCTGCGTAGGCCTGTATGACCGCTGCCATGTCGTCATGGTTCAGAGACACACTCTCAGTCTCGTCGCCCACGTATGTTATAATAGTTACACCATGCTCTGTGACGAACAGGCTGACTACGTCGTTAATGTTGGTGTGTAGTACGCTCATTTCCCTCTCTCCTTGTTCGTCTTAGCCTGATGGCATTTGTCTTTGCATAGTATTTGTAGGTTGTCTTCTTCGCAGAACAATCTCTCTACAAAGCCAGGAAGGTCGTCGTAGGTTTTGAGACTCCCTGCTGGGACGATGTGGTCTACGCTGACGTCCTTGTCCTTAAACCACTTCTTACACTCTACGCATTTGTACTCGAACTTGTGCCTCTTCCCTGTTACAGTCCTCCTATGCTTCTTCTTGAAGTTCTGTATGACAGGGTAGCGCATTGTGGCCTGACGTAGAGCAGAGCGAATGAATTGCCAATACTTCGCTTCTGTCCATGTCTTGCCTGCTCTGGTGCGTGGCTTGAGCTGCCTAGCCATTACTTCCAACTCCTAGTCTTGTAGCGTTTCTTCATGGTGAGGTAGGTGCGTCTTACACAACCGTCCAGTATAATAGCATACCTGTCTGTATACGCCGTCCCTTTCCCGTTGTACTGCTCCGTAGCCGTATAAGCCTTCATAGGAAGGCCTTCCATAGCTCCTAAGCGCACAGCCATGCTTCGTAGTGCCTTAGCCTTCTTAGCTCTCATAAGTTCTCCTGTACTTCTGCGATTACTTCGGCCTTAACAAACTTCATAAAGTCAGCCTGTGGGTGTGCTTCCCTGCGTAGGAACACTAAGCCCGTGTTCTCTAAGAACCTGTCAGCGCCCATCTGGTCAATACAGATGAGCATCATGTCAGACTCCTTAGTGCATCCGTCTATCAAGTCCCCAGCCATTCCTGGCCCACAGCCCTCTACACCTATGATGTTGTCTACAGCGTCTCCGGTGAGGAATTGCTTGTATAACGTCTTAGTTGCTTCGAGCTGTGTAGCCTGTCGTGTCTTAAACGTGGTGAAGTTGAAGATAGGATTGGTTAGCTGATCGAAGTCCTTGTCTAGGCTTACGACAGTTCCTCCATCGGCTGTGGCTGCTATGGCGATGGTGTCATCAGCCTCACAGCCCTCGCTCACAGTAGCGCCCCATACGTCTATGAGATGCTGCCTAGCTGCCGGTAGATGCACAGGTCTAGGCTTACCATCTCTATTACCCTTGTATGGGGCTGTGACAGCTACGTCGTCTCTAAAGTTTGTCTTGCCTGATAGATGGACGTGGTAAGGCGTTAGTTCGTCGAAGTGCTGTAGGATGTTCTTAGCCATAAAGCTATTAGTAGTCCACCCTACAGCGGCCTCTTCGCCTTCATCACCTATCGCACAAGCAATACGATAGGCTATCATGTCACCGTCGATGTGAAGCACTATAGAGCAGCTTCTAGATCAGCATCGGTTACGTTAGTAGCTTCAAACACTTCCAAGTCAGTGATAATCAACTTGAAGATGCTGGGGCTACGTCCCTTCTTGCCCTTGAATGTCCAATCGTAATGACTTAGGACAACCTTGGCTTTACTACCATTCCCAACCAGGACGGGCAGTTCATCGCCAGCTTCGTTATAAGCCTTGATGGGATTCTTAGACTTAGCTGTGATGTGGAAGCCCCGCTCGTCGTCTTTGTTGACTACGTTGATGCCCCGCTCCTCTAGAGCCGACACAGCGCCCTCAGAGAGGTTACACAGGTCTACTTGGTACTTACCAGACATCTCATTAACGGTG